GCGACGAAAACAGACTGGATTGCCTGCGTCTGTAGCTTCAGCAACACGACCAAGACGCTCAAAATCTTCGTTGCGGGGGTCGAGGTGTCGATCACCGTGGGCAACTCCACCACGTCATCGACCAACCACATTACAAAATGGCTGACCGGCGTAGGCTTCCATATGTTCGGCTGTATGCCGGTCGGCCAGACCTCGCCTTCGGCTGTGACGGTGCAAGGCGATGTTGCGCTGGAAGCGCTCTATTCGCGGACGTTCACCCTGGCCGAGGCCGACGCTGTCATTGCGGCGGCGAAGGCTAATGTTAATGCGCGGACCGGAATGTCTGCTGTAACCATCCTGTGAGGGCCTGAATTATGCCAACGAGCAATTACGGATGGGCAACACCTGTTGTCGGCGGTTCGGCTGACACCTGGGGAACCATCCTCAACACGCTATTCCAGAGCATTGATACCCAAGTCTTTGCGATGGTTCCCAAGGCCGGAACTACGCTGACCGGCGTGTTGATCGGCGTTACGCCGGCGGCGGGCGCAAACGGTTATGCGTCTTTTCGGTTTCCGCAGGGCGCGGCTCCAACAACCAATCTGACCAACGGCGACGCCTGGATGACCTCCGGCGGGTTTTTCTATCGCCGGGCGGGCGGAACCAAGACCATTGCAGAACTTGAAGGCGCGGCCTTTACCGGGGCGGTATCGTTTGCCTCGACAGTCCTGCTGGCGGCTGATCCGACCTTGAGCCTGCAAGCAGCCACTAAGCAGTATGTCGATAACCTCGCGTCGGGCCTGAAAATCAAGGCTGCGGCGGATCGGGCGACGACTGCCAATATCACCCTGTCAGGCGAACAGACCATTGATGGAACGCTGACCTCGGCGTCTCGCATCCTTGTTCGCTCGCAAACGGCTCCTGCTGAAAACGGGATTTACACGACGGGCGCAGGCGCATGGACGCGCGCAACCGATATGGACGCGTGGGATACGGAGGTCCCTGGGGCGCTCTGCTACGTCTCTGGCGGCTCTACGCTGGCGGGCAAGCGGTATTATTGCTCCAGCGTCGCCGGGGGAACGCTCAACACAACGGCCATAACGTGGATCGAATACGACAGCACGACGCTTTACACGGCGTCGGGCGGCATCACTCTCACCACGGCTAATTTCGCCCTGACCAACATGGCGGAAAGCACCATCAAAGGCCGGGCGGCTTCCTCCGGGACCGGGGCTCCTATCGACCTTACGGCTACGCAGGCAACGGCCATTCTGAACGCTGTGGTGGGTGACAGCGGGGCGGGTGGCACTAAGGGCCTCGTGCCTGCTCCGGCCACTGGTGACGCTCTTAAGACCCTTCGCGGCGATGGGACGTTTGCTGGCTATTCCGCAGCGGCCTACGGGTATGGGTCTAACTCGGGTTCCACCATGTCGTTTACCGGATCGAAGGGCATCAGCAGCTTTTCGCGGTCATCGAACGGCAAGTGGATTTTGACGCTTGACCCTGCCAGGACTGACACGAACTGGGCCGCACTGTTTACGCCGGGCTACGCGTCGGGCTCTCTGTTTGCGTCCATTGATCCGGCCATCGTGACCAAATCGACGACGCAAGTGGGCGTGCAATTCCGAACCGCCGGCAATACGCTGCAAGACCCGGACACGATCAACATCGTGGTTTTCGGCTAATGTGGGTCGATCTGGTCATCCCGTCTGGGGTCAGGGCGTCGGGGACCGAACGGGGTTCTCGCGGCTCATGGCTTGACGCTTCTCTGGTGCGGTGGGACCCGGACTTGCAACCCATCGGCGGGTGGGTGGTCAAATCGGTTGCGACGGTTACCGGGAAGGGCCGGGCCATCCTGACGTGGCGGGATAACGCCGGATCGACATGGACCGCGATTGGGACCAACTCCGGCCTGTATGTGATGACGCCCTCGGGCTACATCAACAACATTACGCCGGCAGGGTTTACCGATGGGCGGGCTGATGCACTGGTCGGCGGTGGCTATGGTTCGGGCCTGTATGGGTCGGGAGACTACGGCGACCCTATCGCAAGCTCCTCGCAGATCAGCCCCGCTTCGGTCTGGACCCTTGCTCTGTGGAACGACCGGCTAGTTGGCTGCATGTCGGAAGACGGGAAAATCTATCAGTGGGACCTTAACCCGCTGTTTGTGGCGGAGGTCATCGAAGGCGCGCCGGAGGATTGCGCGGGCATTGTCGTGACGGAAGACGCTATCTTGATGGCGTTTCAGAACCGCTCGGCCATTTGGTCGAACCAGGGCGATAATACCGACTGGATTCCGACTTCGCTTAATCAGGCGGGCGAATTGGCGCTAAACACTGATGGCGTCATCATGTGCGGGCGCAAGGTCAAGGGTCAAACCCTGGTCTTTACGACCGAGGACCTGTGGGTCGCCTCGTATCAAGGCCTGCCTGCCGTCTATGGGTTCCAGAAGGCCGGCGATAGCTGCGGGCCTGTCTCCAAGGGCTCGCCTGTTCCCTATGGAACCGGGAACTGCGTCTGGATGGCGAACAACAGTTTCTATCTCTACAACGGCTACACGCAACCAGTGCCTTGCGCGGTGCAGGACAAGGTGTTTTCAGACATCAACCTGCAACAGATCAGCAAGGTTTCCGGATGGCATAACAGCCAATTCAATGAGGTCTGGTGGCATTATCCCTCGGCAGGATCGACGGAAAATGACCGCTACGTCTCTTGGAATTACGCCTCGAACGACTGGAATATTGGCTCCCTGGCAAGGCTCTGCGGAGACGGATCGGACGCGCCTTACCTGATGGGTTCAGATGGTTACGTCTATTCCCACGAAACCGGCGAGGCTTACGGCGGGGCCTATCCCTACGCCAAGTCCGGGCCGTTCGAATGGCCTGATCAGATGGGCCAAGGCGCAAAGCGCGTGCAGATCGCGGGCTTGATCCCTGACGAAAAGACGCAAGGCCAGTCGCGGGTGACGTTCTATCTGCGAGAATTTCCGAACCTGACCGAAACGACCAAGGGGCCTTACACAATTTCAGGGGCTCCGGTGGACTTCCTGTGGCAAGCGCGACAGGTCGAAATGAAAGTTGAATTTCTGGACGGCGACGCGCGCTGGGGCCTGCCTCGGATCGACGCCAAAGCGGTATCCAGTCGATGAGGCTTAACCTTCCACTCCCTCCGCGCGCCTATGACGCCAACGACCAAGCGCAATTGCGTCGGGAGCTAGCGAAGCAACTGGACCGCGTTTTGATGGGTGGCCAGGATTGCGAAATTGATGACGGGCGCATTATCCTGACCTCTGCCAATGGATCACGATTTGTGTTAACTGTTGGAGACGATGGAACCTTGAGCGGGGTCGCGTTGTGAACTGGCGTCAGACCTTGGCTAGAGCGGTTTCTGATGGCTCTGATTTGTCTGAGGTCGAGGCGGCGATTGTCAACGGCGAGGCCATGCTGTGGCTAGACAGCCAATCGGCTGCGGTGACGCAATATGTGCGGGTCATGGATTTGACCCTGGCGGCTGGGGACATGGCGGAATTGATGGCAATGCTTGCAGACGCTGAAGCCAAGGCCCGGCTTGATGGAATTGACCGGATTGTCTGCACCGGGCGCAAGGGCTGGGGCCGGGCTCTACCCGGTTATGTCGAGATGACGGTTTATGTGAAGGAATTAAGCTGATGCCAATTTCGCTCGGTTTCGGCAAGGAGAAACAGGATTCGTCTAGCAAGACGAGTTACACGCCCAACGCCCAAACGATGGCGCTGTTTAACCCGACGTTTCAGCAGGCCTCAAGCCTGTTGCAAGGGCAGGCAACGCCTTACACTGGCCAGCTAGGGGCGGGGACGTCCCAGATGCAACAACAGGCCTACGATAGTTTCCAGCCGGGGCAGGGCTCAACGGCAACCGGAAACGCGGTGGGCGCGGTGCAGCAGGGCATGGGTTACCGCCCCCAAAACATCGACGTGGGACAGATCAGCCAGACCGACCTGTCGCAATATTTTGACCCCTACCAGCAGGAGGTCATTGATAACTCCCTGGCGGACATCAACCGTTCACGCGGTCAACAAATGAACGCTGACAGCGCTGCGTTTACGCGCGGCGGTGCATGGGGCGGAAGCCGGCAAGGGGTGGCTGACAGCCTGACCAACGAAGCGGCGCTGAGACAGTCGGCCAACACCTCGGCGGCTCTCCGCTCGCAGGGCTACCAGAACGCGCAGCAAATGGCTGGGCAGGACATCCAGAGCCGATACGCGCGGGATGCCTTCAATCAGCAGATGGGCCTCCAGGGCGCGCAATTTGGCCTCCAGGGGGCCGGCCTGCTGGGGCAACTGGGAATGCAGCAGCAGCAAATGGGCCTCGCTGACACGAACGCCCAGATGCAAATGGGCAACCAGCAGCAGGCGACCCAACAGAATATCAACAACCAGCAATATCAAGAGTTTCTGCGGCAATATCAGGACCCGTTCCTGCGCTCGCAGGGCCTCACCGGATTGCTCGGCTCGATTGGCAATCTTTACGCCGGCGCCACTCAGCGCGGGACCGGCTCGCAGACCGGCACTAGTGTTTCGGCTGGTTTTTCAGGGGGCCAATGATGCCAAACATGCCAAACATGCAATACGGCGCCCAGCCCTACTCGCGGTTCATGCAGGGGCCAACGCCGCAGACCGCGCCGGGCCTGTTCGGGTTTCCGCAGCAGCAGCCTATGGGTCAACAGGGCGAGCCTGGGCAAGAGCAACCGCAACAGCGGCCTGACTACGGGGCGGGGTTTGTGAACAACTACATGGGCCGGAACCCTAGCTGGATGGGCGTTCCGCAATCGCAGCCTATGGGCGGTTCGCCTATGGGCCAAGGCGGCGGCGGTCAAAGCAATCTGCTGTCGCCTGAGACGTTCATGAAGCTGATGCAGATGTTCGGGGGTGGGTGATGGATATTCGCCAACTGCTAGCCCAAGGCTATCAAGCCGCTGATCGGTTCCTGCCTTTCGACGGCGTTCTTGATCCAATGTTCGCACCTCCGCCGCGCCGGCAGATGCCGCAGGACGTGGGGGCTATGCCGAATATGCAGAGCCGCTTTGCGCCGCAACAGCCTGCGCCAATGCCGCAACAGATGCCTGCTCCGGTCCAGGCTCCGCGTAGGGGTGGGAACGACTTTGGGCGGACGCTGATGGAATTTATTGACCCGTCATTTAACCGGCGGGCTGATGAGCGTTCGGCGGCTATGGCTGGGCAACAGCAACGGGCCGCTTTTGCTCAATGGGCTCAACAGAACATTGCCGATCCGCTTGAGCGGCAAATTGCCATCTATAACCCGGAAGGGTATCTGAAGGCCAAGGCAACGGGACTTGAAGCCTACACGCTGACAGAGGGCGGCGTTAGGGGGCAAGGTCGCGACGTGCTGCGTTCTGTTCCGCGCACCATGCAAGACAACAACAACTTTTATCAGGCGGACCCGGAAACGGGTGGCGTTAAAAACGTCCTGCAAGGTCCCGCGTCGCTTTCAGATCAAGTGGCGCAGCGGCGGCTTGAGTTTGACATGAGCAAGCCGCAGATTGTTACCACGAGCGCCGGTCAAGACGTGGTTGCGGTCAGTCCTGGCGGGCCGGCCATTGATGAAGGCACGGCGCGCAACGTGATTGGGTCGCTGTTCCCGGATGCTCAAATCACCAGTGGGATGCGGACGCCAGAGCGCAATGCGACCGTCGGCGGGGCTCCCAATTCCTTCCACATGCGCGGGCAGGCCTTGGACTTTGTGAAGCCACCCGGCATGACTTTTGAACAGGTCAAGCAAGGCATGGCCGCGCAGGGCCTGCCGGTCACGGAACTGATTGACGAGGGCGACCACATTCATTGGGCCTGGGGTGGAAAGACCAACCCGTCCGGTCAAGTTGTCGCCAGTGGCGGAGCCAAGCCGCAATACAGGCCTGCAACGGCGCAGGAGAAGGCTGAGTATGGCTTGCGTCCAGATCAGCCGGCGCAAGTCGGCCCTGATGGCAAGTTTGAGCCATTGCAAACGGCGGCTACGAAGCCCCTGCCTGTCGCCATCCAAAAGGCAGAGGATGACGATTATTCAGCCATCGACGGCCACCAAGTCATTGCCGATCAGCTAGGCGGGTTCATTAACCAACTAAAAACTGGCGCGCTCAACCTGGGTCTGGTTCGCAACGAGGTGGCTAAAGCCAATACCTATATGGGGCGAGCTACTGCTGAGGACCGAAACTACAATTCTTTCGTCTCTGGCATGAAAAAGATGCGAGATGATTCGCTAGCGCTTAACAACGGCACTCAGACTGAGGGCGACGCTATTCGGGCCTGGGAGCAATTGTTTGCCAACATGAACGACGAGGGCGTCGTTATGCAGCGGCTAAATGAAATTCAGGCCGTTAACGCTAGGGCGGTGCGGTTCAGGCAGCAGCAGATTGACCGGCGGCGCACTCGCAATGGCGCTGAGCCTGTGTTCGGCACGGCGCAGGCTGCGACGCCACCCGCGCCACCGCCGACAAAACCGCCACCCAGAAAACCGCCGCCCGCGACCAACAACGCATTGGCTGCTGGTGGAAAACCGCTTACGCGCGAAGAGGTCGCAAAGCTGCCTAAGGGAACAAGGTTCAAGGGCGTTGACGGCAAGGAGTATGTGCGATGAACCCATACGAAGGCCTCGCAACGCCCGTCAAATCAGCAAACCCTTACGAGGGTCTGGCGACGCCTGTTGCGGCCCAGCCCGCCAAGCGCGTTCCCGCACCTCCGACCGCAGCCGACGCCAAAGGGCAGAGGATTGTTGACCTGGGGAACCTTGGCCCGCCTACGTCACCAAGGGCGCGGCAAGCCGTTGCCAAGCTGCCTGTTGGCGCTTTTTACCGGGACTATCAGGGTAACGTCAGGCGCAACGACAATGGGCCACGCTTCATGACGGACCCCAAGGCGGGTAATCCGGTGGTCCCTATCGGCGGCGCGAGCGATGCCGGGCGGGGCATGTTGCGTGGGTTCGGCGAGGGCGTTCAAGGCCTGCTAGACGCGGACATTGTCAGCGATGCCGCCAAGATTTTCGGGCTGAAGCCAACGCCTGACAAGACATTCTCGCCGCTAGACGTGCTGCAATCGGCCTCCTACGGCGGGCGGGCGCTTGGCCGGCAGATCGCCGGCGATACGTCTGGGGCTCAACGGGATGTGGCGTCGGCTCGGGCAAATACGGGCCAAGGTCGGAACCTGTCGCAAGGCGGCGGTTATGCCCCGCAAACGGCGCTAGGGCGCGGTTTCCAGTCGGCGGGGCAACTGCTGCCTAGCGCGGCGCTACCCGCCTCTATCCCTGCCAGGATTGCCACTGTGGCGGCACCGCTCATTGCGGGCGAGGCTGCGGCGAATATCGGCGGCGCTATGGGCGCTAATCAACAGACCCAAGAGGGTTTGAGGCTTGGCGGTCAGGTTGTCGGCGGGGTGGCGTCTGGCCTTCGCCCTAAGGTTTCCATGCAGCAAGTGCCGGTGATGGCTAACGCGTCGCCGCAAGCGGTCCTGAAAAGCTATGGGGTGTTTGTGACGCCAGGGGCGCAGATTGGCGGTCTGGCAAAGAACGCAGAGGATTTGGCACAGCGTTTCCCCATTCTTGGTCCTGCTATCGCCGGTTCTCGGGAGCGCAGCGCGCAAAGCCTTCAGCGGGCTGTTGCTCTCAATGCCCTTGCGCCGGTTGGCAAGCGCGTGCCTAAAACCATCAAGCCCGGATATGACATGGTGCGCCATGTCGATGATGAGCTAGGCGCGGTCTATGACGAAGCGTTCGACATGGTGGGACAGGTTGCGCCGGATGCCCAACTAGCAACGGACTTGACGGACATCGCCGCTCGCAAGGTTGATTTGCCGGAGAGCATGGGGGCGACGTTTACCAACATCATCAATGACCGGCTGGCGAGGCTATCCAAGCCCGGACTGGAGGGCCGCGACGTAAAAGAGATTGGTTCCAAGTTGTCCAACCTCGCAGCCGAATATCGCGCCAAGGGGGAAACAACAATGGCCGATATGCTGGGCGATACCCGGCAGGCTCTGGGCGGATTGATTGCCAGAAACAACCCACAAGCGGCGGCGCTTATCAGCAAGGCAGACGAGGGTTGGGGCATTTATAAAATCATGAACAAAGCTGCTGCATCTGCGGATGCGCGCGGCGGCGTCCCAACGCCAGGACAGTTGACGACAGCGGTTAGGCAATCGGCCAAGCGCCAAGGCGTCAACATGGCTGGTAAGGGCGAGGGTCGGATGCAAGACCTGTCGTCAGCCGCCCAACAAATTATCCCGGATGCGTTTGGCAATCCTGGCACGGCAAACGCCGTTGGCTTCGGAGCCGGGTTGACGGGAATGTTTTATGACCCTGCGTCAACCACGTTGGCTGCGGGAGGTCTGGGCGCTGCGTCTGTTCCATACTGGATGATGGGCCGCAAGGTGTTGGAGGAGCTTCCAGCCAACGCAGGGCAGACGGGTCAAATTGGAATGCGTCGAGTTCCGCAAATCCAGATGGGTTATCAAATCCCCGGCTTTAATTCGGCAAATGCCGTGCCCATGCGGCGACCGTAAAGACAATGATAAACAGCACACTGGGAGCAAGGGTCAAGCGCCATCTTTTCCAGATTGGAAGCCGCTTCCATGCCTGATACTCGGCTTCTGAATAGTCATCCGTCCCTTTTGGGCGCGGTTTCCCTGTTTCAAGGTCTATCACTCGAAACTCGACATCGGTCATCATGTCTTACCATAGGGCCTGACATGCAATTTCATCAAGCTAGGTGGGCCGTCTAATGGCTCCGCGAATCACATCCGACGACCGAAACCACGAAGACCTAGAGGCGTTTCGCGCTGAGGTCCGAGACGCAATGGGGGACATGAGGGTCCAGCACCGGGCGTTGCTCGACGCAATCGGCAAGCCGGCGGATGATGGCAAGGGCGGCTCCGGCCTGTTTGGTGAGGTGTTGCGCCTTAAAAACGACGTGCGCGGCCTGCTGGACCTCAAGACCAAGGGGCTGGGCTTTATCGGCGCCATCGTCCTGTTCGGCGCCCTGATTGTCCTGGGGATCAAGGGCTGGATTGCGGACTTGTCTCCGCATCCTCCGCAGCCATGAACCGGATATGGTCGGCTATGCTCGCAGCCGGTTCCCTCCGGTTTTGGGCGCAAATCGGCGCAGGCATGGCCTTGACGCTGGTTTTTGTCGGTTATGGCGTCGTCATCTGGCGCGGGCCGTGGGCGGCTACTCGGCAACAACAGCAGCTAGACCTTCTCGGGCAGGGCCAAATCGCGGCGGCGCTCATGGTGCTAGTGTGCCCTGTGTGCATTACCGGGATGCGCTTGGGGTTGTCTGCATCCAAAGATGGCGTTACAGCGGATATGGAACGCGATGACGAGCCAACGCAGCAAGTCATCACAACCACAACAACGGAGGTGAAGGCATGACCTATTCGCTAGGCGCGCGGTCGTTGCAACGGCTTGAGGGCGTGCATCCAGACCTCGTGCGCGTGGTCAACCGGGCCATTTCCATCTCCGATCTAGACTTTACCGTTCTTGAGGGCCTGCGAACCGTAGAGCGGCAAAAGGTGCTGTTCGCGAAGGGCGCAACCAGGACCATGAACAGCCGGCATTTGACCGGCCATGCGGTCGATCTGGCGCCGGTCATTGATGGTCAGGTGTCGTGGGATTGGCCTCTTTATAATCGTCTGGCTAAATTCGTTCTGGAAGCCTCGGCGGAGGAAGACGTTCCTTTGACCTGGGGTGGGACATGGACGGCGTTTAAAGACGGCCCGCATTGGGAACTCAGGTGGGATCGGTATCCGAAATGATCGCCCTCGCTCTTCGCTATTGGTGGGCAATCGCCATTGCTGGCCTAATCGCCCTGCTAGCCCTGCAATCGGGTCGGCTAGATAGCGCCAAGGCAAGTCTTCACGCAAGCAAGGCCGAAACAGCGCGAGAGCGGGCCAATTCCCGCGCTTGGGAGGCGTCCTTTCGTCAATCGGAGGCAATGCGCCTCAAGGATCAAAACGCGGCTGCAAGGGCCGTTTCTGAGGCTGACGCGCAATGCGACGCCAGGGTGAGTGCCGCTCGCAAATCCGCCAACGCCATCCAGACCATCGTCAAAACGGAGACACGTTATGATGCGAGCGGTTGCCCTGTTCGCGAGCGCGTGCCTAACGGCCTGTTGCTCGACGCCCTCAAGCCCGCCGGTTAGCCTGCCGGTCGCCGCTGTCGATCCGCGTTTGTGCGCTGATCTAAAGCCGGAGCCTGACGTTATGGGTGGGCTCGTGGCGCCCGTCACGGACCAAGAGCGGGCGGACCTAGCGGCGTTTCTGACTGGTGAGGCGGCGGCAAGGGATTGGGGCCGGCAAGGCTGGGACCGGGCGGCTATAGCGCGGAGGCTATGCAAATGAGCGCCCCCCCTATGTCGCGAGAACTGGCGGAATATACCATTGAGGTCTGCCACGAAATTTTGAGCGAGGGGATTAAATCATATTGGCCAGAGGCGGCGAGACGGCTTGGCCTGTCAATCCCTTCCATCCGAAACCGCCTGCGATCCGCTGAGGCAAACCACGGCCTGACGGTTGATGAAACCCAATTTCAGCCACGCCGCCAGTCTGCCGCTTTCACGGTTGATGCGTTGCCAGATGATGGCGAACCAGACGCTGAGACGCTGATTGCTCAATTGACGGACCGGCACGCCAAGCGCGCGACACATGCAGAGGCGACCAAGCTCCAGACGGTGCGCGTCAATGTGGATGGGCCAATAGCAATAGCGTTTTTTGGCGACCCGCATATTGACGACCCCGGATGCGCCTGGGGTGATCTGTCGCGGGATGTGGCTATATGCCGGGATACGCCCGGCTTTATGGCGGTCAACATTGGGGACAGCACGAATAATTGGGTAGGCCGGTTGATGGGCCTCTACGCAAATCAGGAGGTCACGTCTCGGCAGGCCCTGACCCTTATTGAATGGCTGCTGTCGGAATTGCCGTGGTTGGTGACAGTGGGCGGAAACCATGACACATGGAACACGCATAAAGGGGACGTTTCGGAGGTCATCCACCGGCTAAAAAAAATGCCGGGCCTATACGAAAACGTCGGCGCGAGAATGCGCGTTGTCCTGCCGGGTGATGTGGAGTTTAGCGTTAACTGCCGCCACGACTTCCCCGGCGGCTCGCAGTTTAACCCGGCCCACGCCCTGGTGCGCGAAACCCTGTTCAATTACCGCGACCACATCCTAGCCTGCGGCCACCGCCATACGAGCGGTTACATGCCTATTTGGCACAACGATCCGGCTAGGCTTTGTCACGGGTTTCGGGTCGGGACCTATAAAGATTTTGACCATTACGCCAAGGAAAAGGGGTTCAAGGAATCCAACTGGGCGCGGTCAATGGCTGCGGTGATCGACCCGGCCTTTTCACACGACCCCGTTAGGTTCATCAAGCCATTTTTTAACCTAGAAGAAGCGGCGGAATATCTGACCTGGAAGCGCGGGCGGTTTGACGTGGGGCGGTCTGCATAGCTTATAGCTTATCAAATTAAGCCGCGTTGATAGGTTCGGATATATCAGCCTTTTGGGTTTACGTCGGGGCGCTTTTGTCTTCTGGCACAAGCTGCCATTCTGCAGTGGCTGGAAAAGCGGTCGGCGTGCGTCTTACTAATCCGGCCTGCTCAAGTGTTTGTAAAACCTTCACGACGTGGCAGGTTTCATATCGTGAATTAGGTTCGGCGGCGTTAGCCCGATTGCGAATGATGTAGGTCGCCGCTGGGCAGTCTTTGACCTGATCAAGAATTATGCGCTCCAACGGCCAAAGCGTTTTCCGCGTTGTTGGATGTGTTTTTGCGCGGGTCATGGTTCCTTCCCCTCCACAGGAGGGGCGGGGAGGGGTCGCCAGTGGGTCACTTGACCATGAAAATCCCCGCCTGGGGTTTCCTCGATCTCGAATTGCAGCGCGTCATCAAACGCACACCAAATCGCGCCGTCATATTCGCGCGGGCTGATTGGCGTTTCAACAGACCACTCGCCGGGGCAATATCGCGCCTCTATTGCCATGCCGTTTGCAAGCAACAGAATGTCGCTTCCATCCCTCGGCGCGGTCTCAATAGGCCGCCACTCCTGCTCATCCAGGGCGGCGAGGACGGCCTTCAGGTCGTCGGCGCTGACCGAGGGATAAGCCCCTTGCCGATCTATCGCGCGCTCCACCCTCTCTCGGGCGGCTTTGAGGGGGGTCATGCGTCTTCCCTCCAATAGCTAAGCTCATTGGCGACGGCTTCATGGGGCGTTTCGTCGTCACTGGCGTATTCGTCAGCAAGAGACGTGGCCAACATCCACGCCAAAGGAATTGTTGCCGCTTTGGTCAAAAGGAAAAATGCTTGGATTTTCCATTTCAATTTGTGTGCGGCAAAGCGGAGTTTGATTATCAGTGTTCTCAAGACCCCCGCTCCTTCATCATGGCGTCTGCGAATTTGTAGGCGACCCCGGCGGCAAATGGGGCGCTGTAGTTCTCAAGGTCCATGCGAACCGCGAGCCCCGTCAGAGCCGCCATAGCGAACTGATCGCGTAGGGTGGGGCGCTCGGGGGCGGGGTCAGGCACGAGTGCCGGGTTCAGAACGCGGGTCGGGTCGAGGTCAACGCGCAGCGAGCGGTAATTGCTACAGGTCTGCCTGACGGCTC